GGTCCTCATGCCGATGCCTTACAACCCACCGAGCCCGGTCCTGTACCAGCTGCTCGGTACCTTGGTTGATGCATCACAAGGGGTCGTTCGCACGACGTTTGAAGAGCTTGCAGACAGCAATGCCAATACGCCAGTCGGCACGACCTTAGCTCGTCTTGAGCAAGGCATGGTTGTGTTCTCAGCCATCCATGCTCGTATGCATGACGCCATGGCTCGTGTCTTGAAGCTCTTGTTCCGCTTGAACAAGACCTACCTTGAAGAAGCCGAGGTCGTTGACGAGACAGGCGAGCTGCTAGTTAAACGCAGCGACTTCGAAGGCCCGATGAATGTCGTGCCAGTCTCTGATCCCAATATCTTCAGTGAAGCCCAGCGCTTTGCTCAGGTACAGGCTGTCATGCAGCGTGCCGAGAAGATGCCGCAGCTTTACGATCTGCGCAAGGTCGAAGAGATGTTTTTGGAGCGTCTCAAGATTCCTCAAGGCAAGGAGCTCTTGTTGCCGAAGCAGCAGCCATTGGAGCTGAATGCCGTCAACGAGAACATCGCAGCCACGATGCGCCGTCCGATCGTCGCGTTCCCTGAGCAAGATCACCTGGCTCACTTGCAGGTGCACTTGGACTTCATCACGAACCCCATGTTTGGTGGCAACCGGATCATCGGAGCCACTGCCTTGCCATTGCTGCTTGACCACATCAAGGAGCACATGGTCTTGTGGTATGCGAACCAGATCTTCAACGAGGCTTCAGACGCAGCCCAAGTGGACATTGGCGAGATTCAGAAAGACGCGACCGTCGCAGAGAAGCAATCTTTGGATCAAGTACTGGCAGCAACGTCACAAGTCGTGTCGAAGCAGGCAGAAGAGGCCTTCCAGTCAATTCCACAGATCATCGAAGAGACGATCAAGGTGCTTCAGTCGTTTGCCCCGCCTCAGCCTCAAGATCCTCGTATGGGGCTTCTCCAGCAGCAGGTCGAGGCACAAGCCGCCAAGGACCAGGCCGATGCTCAGTACAAGCAACAGAAGCTGCAGCAAGATGCTCAGGTCAAGGCCCAAGAGCTACAAGTCCGCAGCCAAGAACGTATGGCCTCGATCCAGGAACGTATGGCAGCCCTGCAAGAAGAGTTCAAGAAGGAAGTCATGCGTCAGCAAGCCGAAGATCGCCGAGCACAGGCTCAGATCGAAGCACGCTTGACGATGAACGAGTCCGACAACCAGACAGCCAAGCAGCTGGCAGCTCTCGAAGTTGCCACTGGCGAAAAAATCGGTGTAAGTACGGGCACCGGTATCAACCCCAACCCCCGTGCACAGTAAAGGAGCAATCATGGAAGCAATCAATCTGCATAAACAGATGGCCATGGGTAAAGGCTACCCGACGAAAGTCGAAGGTAGTGGCAAAGACCCTGCGCCTACCCCTGGCCTACCCAAAGCCGACTACAAGACCATGCCTAAGATGAAGGTCGAAAAAGTCAAGGGCGAAGGCAACAAGTAATGCTAGACAAGGTCTTCGCAAAGATTCAGGCTGAGAAGGATCGGTTAGCCCATGAGCTAGCTTCCAAGAAGCCTGGAGAGGGCAAAGAGATCGGTTATGAGTTCGGCTATCGTCAAGGTATCTATGCAGGCCTTGACCACGCCAAGCAGCTCATTGAGCAGATCTTGAAAGACCAAGACAAACGAGATTCACAACTTTAACCCAGCATACGGAGAAGCGAATGCTACTAGACAACCCGATTTCAATGGCTTACGACTCAATTGATGATGCCTTTCCAGATGTGGATGCCGGCATTATTCCCTTCGGCAGCCGAGTGATGGTTCAGATCCGTCGCGCCAAGGACAAGACGAAGAGTGGGATTTATATCCCTGAGGAAGCTCGTAAGACCGAGGCCAGTAATACCCAGGTGGCTAAAGTAGCTGCCATCGGACCACTGGCGTACAAGAACCGAAACACCATGGATATGTGGCCGGAAGGCTCGTGGTGCCAAGTGGGGGATTTCGTCCGCACCCCTAAATACGGCGGCGATCGTTGGACTGTAAAGCACAACGAAGAGGAGATCGAATTCGTGATTTTCAATGACCTTGACATTATCGGCAAGGTTACGGCAGATCCGACAACGATCAGGGCATTTATCTAACTGCTGAAAGGAGCAGGCAATGGCAGAAAACCAAGGTGAAAACCTCTTAATTGAGGATGACGAGGACCAAGAGTCTAAGTCAAAGTCTCAGGAAGTTGAGTTTGTACCGGTCGAACAAAAGGCTGAGGACAAAGACGACTCTGAAGATGATGACGAAGGCGGTGAAGATACGCGGTTGTCGGAAGACAACGAAGACCGCGAGGAATTGCGCCGTAAACGTCGCGAAGAGAAGCAAGTCCGCGCAGAGCGCAGAAAACAAGCTATCGAACGGGATAAGCGCGAGCTTAACTTCCTGAGACAGCGCAACGAAGAACTTGAAAAGAGGATGTATGCGGTTGAGAAGACGACCGTAGAAAATACTCTTTCGAATCTTGACGTTAGACTTAACGAAAAGATTGCCGAGGTTCGGGCAGCAGAACGGATCATGGGTCAAGCAATTGAAGCCGGTAACGGTGAAGATGCTGCAAAGGCCTTGAGAATCCGTGATGAGGCCATGAAACAAGCTCAGCAGCTTCAGGTAATGAAGCACAAGCAGACTCAGGCAGTTCAACAAATCCAAGAAGCACCTAATGCTCCAGACCCTGAAGTCACGAGCTATGCTCAAGACTGGATTAGCCGAAATAAATGGTATGACCCAAAAGCTAAGACACAAGAATCTAAAATTGTGTTAGCAATTGATCAAACTTTGGTAGAAGAGGGCTATAATCCAAAATCAGAGGAGTATTGGCAAGAACTGGATAAAAGAGTTGCCAAACACCTGCCGCATATAAAAGGAGGCGGGAATGATGACGACGGTGGTAATACACGACAGGGCCGCAAGGGTCCAATGGTTGGCTCAACACGAGACCAAGCACCACCGTCTTCTCGCCAACAAGTCTACATTTCCCCAGAACGAAAGCAAGCCATGATTGATGCTGGAGTCTGGGAAGATCCCGTTTTACGTCAGCGCTACTTGAAACAGTACGCTAAATGGGATCGTGAAAATTCAACTAATTCATCTCGCTGAAAGGAGTGAGCACCATGAACGACGAAAGATTGAAAAAGACAGCGGATACGACCCGCCAATCCCGAGGAGCTACCGAAAGAACGGTAACTGAAAATCGTGAGATTAGCGACGATGATCGTTTGGAAATGTTCCGCTCGCAATTTTTCCAAGACGCATTGCCCGACTTACCCAAGCTCTCCGGCTATCACACATGCTGGTTGACTACCACTAATCCCCGCGATTCGATTCAACAACGAATTCGTCTGGGGTACGAACCTATTAAACCCGAAGACGTACCTGGCTGGGAATACGCAACAATTAAGACAGGTGAATGGACGGGGTTTATTGGTGTCAACGAAATGCTAGCTTTTAAGCTGCCAATGACTCTGTATCATCGATACATGAATGAAGCGCACCATGACGCTCCTGCACGTGAGGACGAGAAACTCACTGCGGTATTGGACAGCATTAAAGAAAGCGCGGCAGCATCAGGTGGCCGAATCATTGAGGGAGACGGAATCGAGGCATTGCGGAATAACCCCAGTCGCGGTTCTTTCGAGGAGCTGTGATTGGTATCCCAATATTCTCTTATGAGGAAAACCAAACATGTCTAGTGTAAATGCTCCGTTTGGCTTCCAGCCGATCTACCACGCAAGTGGTTTCGTTCGGCCAGCAGCCTTCACGCTGGCAAACAATGCAGCCGTTACGCTTTTGCAAAACCAACCTGTCAAGCTTTCTACTGACGGCGTTGTAGTTCCTGCAACTGTGGGCGACCCGTTTGTCGGCACTTTCCAAGGTGTTGAATTCACTGATGGCGATGGCCGTCGCCGTGTGTCCAACAAATTCTTGGCAAACACTCCCGCCACTGATGTTATTGCTTACATCACCATTGACCCGACGATCGTTTATCAGATCCAGGCGAATGGTAGTGTGAACATTACCAACATCGGCAACCAATTCAACTTTGGCAGCATCACCGCAGGTTCTACTGTGGTTGGTATTAGCCAAGCTGTGTTGGATACCGGCTCGGTAGTGACTTCAGGCAGCACCGCCCAAATGCGCGTTATCGGAATCACCCCTGGTCCTGATAACAACTGGGGTGATGCATATACGATCGTTCAAGTGCAGATTTCTGAGCACCAGAACGTGGCAACCATTAACGCTTATTAAGGAGGCTAAACCATGGCTGTCCCAATGCGCAGTACGGACTTTCGGTCCATCGTTGAGCCTATTCTAAACGAAGAGTTTGATGGCTTGTACAACCAGCGCGCCGATGAATGGAAACAAGTATTCACCGAGCGTCAAGGTATCCCTCGCAACTACCATGAAGAGCCTGTGCTTTTCGGTTTTGGTGCTGCACCTGAGTTGCCTGACGGCATGCCAGTTACCTACCAATCTGGTGGCGTACTGTTCAATGCTCGTTACGTCTACCGCGTCTACGGTCTTGCTTTTGCATTGACCAAGGTGCTCGTAGAAGACGGCGACCACATCTCTATCGGTCAAACCTATGCCAAGCACTTGGCACAGTCCTTGATCGAAACCAAAGAGACTCTGTGTGCTAACATCCTGAACCGTGCATTTAACGGCTCGTATGCCGGTGGTGACGGCGTGTCGCTCGTAAACACAGCGCACCCCATCGCT